TTTCTATTTTCAAATTCCGAATTGTAAAATTCCAACATTAAATAAATCACTATGCATTGACTCCTTTGACTGTAATGTGTTCTTTGTTTTGAAGTTTTAATTTATTGTATTTTAGTAGCTTGAACTTTAATAACTCATCATAATTTCTTTTTATTATATTGATGTAGCTATCTCCAAAAAATGTTGGCGATTCATTTACTGATCTTGTATTTCTATTGATGTAGCTTTGAACATTGTTTACATCGTATTCTACAGAATTTGATTCTGCTACGCCTGAGAATAGCAGGCAGTTTGTGATTTCCCTGTCGTAAATACTATAAGTTTTTTCTTTGCTATCTGCATGAAGATGATAGCACTTGACAAGTTGGCAGGGATTATCAACTTTAAAGTCATGAACTATCGCTATGTAAGCTATGTGATTATCGCAACTCATGGTGCCTTGGCAAAAATGAGAAACGTCTATCATTTCCTGTGGAATCGGTTTTCTAAAAACCCACACATCTTGAGAAAGGTTTGAATGGCCCTGAATTTCAAACTCGCCATAATAGTTATTCCATCTTGATATACAACAGAAAATATCTTCGTCTATATCTTTGAGTTCAGCCGCAGTGTCGTCAAAATATATGTCGTTGTTTGCAACCATGTAGATTGAACCTTCTTCAAAGTTATCATTAACATAACTGAAGTAGTCTGCAAAAGTTGCCCTTCCTTCTATTTCGATAGGAATAATCTTATCGTGCTTTGGAGGTTCGACACCATTCTAATGAAGCAGGACAATCTTATCAATATGTTTACACTTTATATTGTTTTGGATCGCCTGCTTGATTTCGGCTGCACGTTTTTCAAATTTAGAATTGAAGAATTCAGCCATTAAGTAGATCATCCGGGAGCCTCATAATATCCAATATTAAATCCTTCTCTGGTACACTTCTCTACAGTTTCATCGTGACCAAAGGCTTTTAGATGCTCTTCAACATGCTCGCACATGGAGATGTTTGTTCCGGGCCAGTTGTTTTTATAGAAGTGGCACAGCTTCGTACATTTAAAACTTGTCCTATTTCTGGAGCAGCAGCTAGGTGATTCGTTATGTGTAATTTGTTTAAATCTTTTTTCCAACATTCCCAAGAACTTGGTCTGATCGCTTTTATCAAAACACATACTGAAAGGACCACCATCTCTAATAAAATATATCGTCATGATGGCTTGTTCATACTGAGGGTACAATTTAGAAATGGCATAGTTATACAAAAGTAACTGGGGATCTTCCAATAACTTTTCGTAAGTCTTTTCTTCTCCGGTTGCCCAGTTTTTTCTCTGACCGGTTTTCCAGTCAATGACTTCAATGACACCATCTTCGACCTTTGTTACAAGGTCGATAGTTCCCTTGATCGCAAGTTGACCTTCAACTTCTTTACCATCTGGTGTCTTGTATTTGAATTTTGCCCAGTCTTCCTCGATAGGAATATCAAATTGTGGCTCCGCATCTACTACATTTCGCTTTCTCGGATCGAACTGACCATCATGATATTCAAGAGCTTCATTCGTCAGCTTAATACAGAACTTTTTATCTGCCCCAGTGTATTTATGAGTGCAGTTTTCTGTGTAGTATTCATAACTTCTATCTAAGATTTTATTTACAAAAGTCTTAGTGTATAAACTCTTTGGTGTGAAGTTTACTTTGCCAATTCCATCGTCTGTAATATAAAGGCTTTTCTGGTCTGAGTTGTCTTGTAGCTCTTTCTTGCAAGAAGCAAGAACCTCCATGACTTTATGAACAATGGTTCCAAGTTGAGCCTTCTTCCCAGAAGTAGATCTATGTCCCAAAACATAGGTAATAAAATACTGCATTTGGCAGTAATCATAGTTGTTGTAGCTTGAGCTACGGATGTAAGTTACGATCATTAGTCAGCCGCCTTTATAGTATGAAGTTTTCTTTTAGGTGCTTCGCTCGTAACCTTTAATTCTCCCAACCATCCCCAGTCATTGATATGCTGAAGAACGCCATGACACATGTCATCAATAGTCATATCTTGATTGTCGATAACGCCGTCAAGCAAATCTGCGTGATCTTGCACAACCCGCTCGCTGGAATGAACGTCATCATAAGGTTGTCGAGTTAGACCGATGACTTTTCCTCCAGCTTCTTGAACGGCACGAATTTCATTTTCAAAGCGACAATCATCAATAACAGCGATGAGCGGCTCTTCTGCTTGAATGTCTCTCATGGTGCGGTTGATCCAGACCGGATCATACATCTTACGCATAACATCTGTGCCAAAGAATTGCAGGAACTCACGCACAGTCATCACGCCTTCTTTGTCTGTGACTCCGGGCATGTTTTCCCACCGTAGATGAGGAACCCTCTGTTGCTTGTGGGCTTCGCTGCCATACACCTGTTCGTATTTTAAATCAAACATTGTGATGGCAATCTCTTTAAGAGTATCAGCAAAGGAGTATTTTTTAATGAATGGCCATAGATTATAGATAGCCCATTCTACATATTGCTCATCTTTTCTGGAAGTGTCAAGATATGTATCTATCACTTGCTCTTTACCATTTTCATCAATGGTATTGGTATTGACGACCAATCTGCCATCATCAGCAATTGCAAAGTTCTTAACAATCTCATGGGCACGCAATTGATAGCCATGCAAAAAGTTAGAACAGGTTGATTTACCGGCCTGCTTTGATCCAGCAAAAGCTAATAGCCTAGTTTTCATTCAATACTCCTTGAAGTTGAGGTAAAATTTCTTCTTTGATTTGTTCCACTGTCAAGTCACCAATATCTTTTGTTGACCAAGTGGGTCGAATATAGTTAAATCTTCTGCCGCATTTCTTAATGATTTGTTCAGCGGCTTTGTTTCCAGCATCGTCTTGATCTGTCAGAATAACCATATTCAATGCTCCACTTTGTGCCAGTAGCATTAGCTGGTCTTCGTTGAGACTGCATCCAAATATTCCAACTGTGAAATCTAATCCAGCTTCAAAAGCTCGCCAGACATCACCCTGTCCTTCCACAACTGCAACAGTTCTTGTTTCAAGTATTCGTTTCTTCGCCAAATTTAATCCGTATAAGATGTTCTTGGTAAATCCTTGACTGTGCAACCACTTTGGGTGCAAATGTTCCTTGATAGATCTACCAACGCATCCTACATAATTATCATCCTCATCGTAGATTGGGACAACAACTCTTCCAGACATTGGCTGATTTTCTACTAAACATTCTCCAACATCGAAAGATTCTAGCACTTCTGGTGTATAATTTCTTCCAATATAATATTGTGCAGGAATACTTAGCCTTTCTCTGATGCCAGCCCTTGTGATTTGAGATTGCTCTCGGTGTATTTTCCTATGAAAGATGTCAACTGCTTTGTTCTTCTTTGCCGCTGAAACTGTAACATCGTCAATGTCTTTGTCAAGAAAGTTGCAAATAAATGCGGCTGTTTCATTCATGGAAATGTTTCTTCCACGCTTTTCTGACAAGCAGCCACGAACAAACCCAAACAAATTGTTGACGTATTCCTCATGACAACTATGAGTCCAGCACGACCAGTTGCCCTGATTGGTCAGACCGTCTGTAAAGATACAACAACCTTCTGGATTGTCGCCTCCATGAACAGGGCATGGAAACGCCAGTCTATTTGGAAATGTAACGTACTCGATCTCGAAATGATCTAGAAGTTTTTCGACTTGTAAAAGAAGCTCATCACACAGCGACGAGATCTTCTCCTTCGTCAATATCCTCTGTTTCAAATCCTTCTTGTCTTGCTCTACCGTTTTCATGAATCTCGTTTCTCGTTAAACCCTGTTCAATTCTACCAAATTTACCATGCATCGTCATACTGATGTAGTCACCGTCGTCTAATCCTTCTCCATGTCTCGCAACAACGGGTACAACTTTTCTGTCACCATTATTTACACCATCTTCGGCCTTTTCTTCATCAGACTTTAGTTTAAAGATCGAGAAGCTGGTACAAAGCCAAATAAGACGGTCAGAGCCGGATACTACATCTGTTGATTCTTTTGTAATACCATCACGATTCAACTGCACAAAAGCTAAACATGCTAAGTCGTACTTGACCATGAAGTTGTGAAGTTTTGTAATCTGGAAACCAAGAACTTGATACTCTTGCATCGAAGCATTGATTCCTTCCGATCCCATTAGTTTCAGATAATCATAAACAACAAGACAGTCCTTAGTTCTTCCGTTTTCGTCAAAGCCCACATGTTGATAAACCCACTTACGCATCTGGCTTAAAATGTTTTCAAATGATTCACCAGCAATACTGATGTAATGATAAGGAATGTTTTTCAGCTTCTCTGCTGCTTGATAAACCTTTTCCTTTTCAATTTCATTCTCTGTGAAGCGACCACTTGCAATTCTATTGATTTCTACTCCAGACAGATTGGCTAGAATACGATTGTAGTGATCTTCTTTTGACATTTCCGTATCCAAGACTAGAACGGGAATGTTTTCTTCGCTGGCAACATGCAGAGCAACAGCATCTCCAAACATGGACTTTCCCACCTTCGGTCGTGCAGCGATAAGATCGACGCACTTTCTACGGAAACCTCCACCAATTGCCGCATCGTAGGCAGGAAAGCCCGATGGAATACCAATAAAGTCTGAAACATTATTAGCCACAAAATCTAGATATTCATCAAGACCTTCGCCAAGAGTTTCTGTTTTCTTGCTAGAAGACTGATAAATATCGCCAGTAGCTTCCAACAAAGGCTCTTCAATTCGAGCCACAATATCCATGACATCTTCTTCGCCAGTAACATTTCCAAGCTCCTTCTCACAAGCCTTCAATGTTTGAGAAAGATCTCTGGCTAGTTTCAACTTCGCGATCTTCGCGGCATAGCTACCGACATTATTTTTATGGATTGGAAAATTAAACAAAGACCTGACAAAGCCAAGTTCTTCTTTGTTGTTTAATTGATCCTCCAACCCTAGATCGTTTGCAGCAGAAAGAATTGATGACAATTCTACCTGAGTGTTCTCGGAGATTGACTTATATACGCAATCAAAAATCAATTGATTCATAGGATCTGTAAAAGTCCTAGAATCAATAAAGTCAACTTCCAAATACGCATCTAAACCGTACTGGCATAATGCTGCTAGTACGGCTCTTTCTGACGCTAGATCTTCTAGTTTATTTACCTTCTTAGACATCTATCACACTTTTGCTACAACGGCTACAGGTTTGCTCGGCCTTTTTGAAAGCTGGCCTGCGTCTCTCGGTGCGGGCGACTTCTGGCGTAGTAATATCGCTATGCTCTGAACCGTCATCAACAAATTGATTTACTCTTTGTTTTCTTTCAACGGGTCTGGGCTGTTTATTGTTTACCTTGTTCATAGAGAACTCTGAAAACTGTTTATCTACTTTTTGAACGGGCTGCTTCTCTTCCGGCTCATCTGCCGAGAGGCTATTCATTAGCTGTTGCTTTTGTTCTGGTGTTAGAACATCAAGCAGTTTTGATACTAGATCATCACTCATTATTTTCTCCTAGCTAGGTTACTTAGAATTTCTGCCATTTTCATAATCCTACTATGTTTTCCTTCTAAAACTCTTACTCTTGCTTCTGCATGATTCTTTACCTTTAAGATCTCGCTGGCAAAAGGATTCTCTCTAATAGCACCATAATACTTCTCTTGCCACTTGGCGTACTGACCTCCGTAGTTACTAAGCACTCCACTTATTATAAACCAAATGGCGGATTCCGACCACTCTAAAATGTTTTTTTCTTTAACTTTCTGGGTTTCGATATATTCAGCATAGGCGTACAGCTTAAATGAATAAATGTTACACATCTCACTGCTCCAAGATTTCATATCATCGGAACTTGCGTTTAAAATATCTTCAATCTCTTCTGGCGGCTTGACTGATGCCAGATACTTAGATTGAGTCCAGCTTTCTATAGCTGTTAAAAATTCTTCTAGTTTAGCTTGTCCTGATGCCATCTATAGCCTTTTTTCCAGATAGTGTTTCGTATAAATTAATATCTCTAGCTAACATTTTAGTCACATGGTCTAATATGTTTTTATCAAGATA